TAGCGCGGATAACTTTGATGATGTATATTATGGCGCAAAGTCCAGTGAACCATCGACCGATAACGATGGGGATGCGATTTCAACTGGTGATTTGTTTTTCGATACAACTGCCAACGCACTGAAAGTCTACACTGGATCAGCCTGGCAGATAACAACACAAGCATCACTAACCTCTGTTGCTGGAGATACGTCACCGCAGCTTGGCGGTGATCTCGATGTTGTTACGCATGGTCTAGTATCAACCAGCAATCGTAATATTGCACTAACACCAAACGGCACTGGAGTTGTAAGAATAGATGGTAACGTCGATATATCTACCGGTGCAATCGATCTAAAAAATGGAGGTGCTCAATCCTATATTAGATTTTATTGCGAAAGTTCTAATCTTCATTACGCTGAATTAAAAGCAGCAGCACATTCCGATTTTTCGGGCAACATATCAATAGTTCTTCCGACAACGGCTGGTACATTAGCGCTTACATCACAATTACCGACATCGGGCATATCCAGTGGCAACGTCGCAACTTTTACGTCGGGTGTTGCTGACGATGATTTTTTAAGAGTAAGTGGTACATCGATTGAGGGTAGAAGTGCATCAGAATTAGTGAGTGATATTGGTGCAGCAACAACAGACGAGGCGACCGCATTAGCACTGGCACTTGGTTGATAAAGGAGAAAATACATGCCAAACACATTTAAGTCTGTAAGTCACGATGTTATGCCAGCTAGTGCTGGAACACCAGAGGACTTATACACAACACCAGCAAGTACGACTACAGTAGTCATCGGATTGATGATTGCTAACGTGCATACGTCACAAGTGACCTTTAGCGTAAAGCACGTTTCAACAACATCGGGTGGCGGTCGAGCAGCGACAAACACTACGACGTTTTTGCAAAAAGACATACCGATCGCGCAAGGCGAAAGCAAACAAGCGTTGGTGGGTGGTAAACACGTTTTAGAAACTGGTGACAAAATTCAGATAGATTGTTCCGTCGCAGACAAAGTATCGGTCACCATGTCGATAATGGAGATAACCTAATGTCAGAGTATAGCATAGGAAAACAAGCGGATGGCACTAGCTATGAGCCAGTTATTCGCCAAGTAGAAAACACAATTAATAATGCATTAACCATAGATGCAAATAACAATGCTGTATCTCCAGGCCCAATTACATTGAATGCCACAGTTACTGTGGCTGGAACGTGGGTGATAGTCTGATGAGTAAATTACAAGTAGAAACAATATCGCATACGAATAATACTACGGCTCAAACGATTGATAGTTCAGGGCGTATTGTTACTCCAGCTAGACCTAGCTTTCTTGTGAGGGGGTTTCAAAATAGAACATCAGGGTCACAATCTATTAACAATATAACAACAGCGTCTACTGTTGGGCTGTGGCATAATTTTGATGAGGTGTCTCATAATATAGGTTCACACTTCACAAATTCTACTGGCAAGTTTGTTGTTCCAGTTACAGGCCTTTATCTTGTTAGTGCTGGATATGGATATGAAGATAGTACGAACTTTGGAAACATGATTATTTTCGCCCAAGATGGTGATGATACGTCAAATGGCTTTCAATCACAATGGACAAATAATGATAATAGTGTTCATGGAAATAATATAGTTTTTGTTAAACAATGTACTGTGGGAGACGAAATAGCGTGTGGTGGCAGTTTAAGTTATACCTACCCCAGAACAGATGCACATTATTTTAACTTTGGTGTTACTTTTTTAGGATAAAAAAATGAGTGTAGAATTAGAAGCATTGAGAATTGAAAGAAATAAATTGTTAGAAAAAAGCGATTGGACACAGGCTAATGATAGCCCTTTGTCAGATAGCAAAAAAACAGAGTGGGCTACCTATAGACAATCGCTGAGAGATATAACAAAGACAGCATCTCCAAAGATAGGAACACAAGCACCTTACTTTAATAGTCTTGACCCATCTTCAGTAACCTTCCCAACAAAACCTTCATAGGATAAGACAATGGCAAGTATATTAAAAACCGACAAAATCGAAGGAGTGACTTCAAGCGGTACAGTTCAGATGCCGGCTGGTCATGTGGTGCAAGTTCTTCAAGGAGAAACTTTAACACAGATTTCAAACAGTTCTAGTAGTTATGGAAGTGTTTGTTCGCAAGCAATAACACCCAAGTTTAGTACTTCAAAAATACTTATACAATGCACTGGTTGTGCAACTCCAGAAGCTGGTAATGCTCTTTATTTTAGGCTATTAAGAGGTTCGACTGAAATAGGGTCTGGCTCTGGCGCTGGCTATCATAATGTTTCTGGAGCATTAACAAATCCAGGTGGTCAACAATATAATCATTTTGATGTTAAAGGTTGGGCTATACAGTTTTTAGATAGTCCATCAACAACAAGTGCAACAACGTACTTCCTACAAGCAGCGGCTGTAAACGGAACTGCTAAAATTGGTGGCAGACAGGACAACACAGATATTGCTGTTCCCTCAAGAATAACACTGATGGAGATAGCCCAATGAGTACACTCAAAGTCGATACAATACAGGGGAAGACAACGGCTGGAACTGTGGCTATTCCAGGGCATATTATTCAAGTTAAATATTTTCAGCTAACAACCAATCAAAGAGAAACTATTGCAAGTGCAAATGCTGACCAAGCAATAAGTAATTTTACAGTAAATATAACGCCAACAAGTACATCTTCAATTATAAAACTAGAAGCACAAGTATTTTTAGAAAGTTCTAATTCACCTCATGATACTGTGTTCTTCTTTTTCAGAGATAGCACGAAGTTAGCAAACACAGAAACGGCTGGAAGTAGAAGAATAGGAATTGTTGTACCAACAGTAAGTTATCATAATGAAACTTCTTCTACCGCTGAGATGGCTCACTTAGGATACTTTGATGCTCCAAGCAGTACGTCAGCAATAGCGTATAAATTAGGAGTAAATACAAACGCAACTAATGATTTGTTGATAAACAGAACAAAAGATGACACAGACAACGGTAGCCATGAAAGAGGTGTGTCTTGGATTTCAGCAACGGAGATATCACAATGACAGATATAGCAACAGCATTATCGAGTTTAGGAGTTACAGAGTGGGTACTCAGAGGAGAGCCTACAAATGAGACAGAGTTTAACCAGATGTTTCGTAAGGTTACTGGAGCAGACAGCAATGGTTCAGCTATTGAAAGTGATAAACCCTCAGACTTTGGAACAACATGGAAAGCTGTGTCTGATAAAAAGACAGAGCTAGTTAATGCAGAGCCAATGCGATTGCTAAGAGTTGAACGAGATCGACTTCTCGCAGAAACAGATTGGATGGCAAACTCTGATGTAACGCTTGCCGATAACTGGAAGACCTATAGACAACAGCTTAGAGATTTGCCAGCTAGTGCATCACCAAAGCTATCAAGTGATGGGTCGCTAGATATGTCCTCTGTTACCTGGCCAACAAAGCCTAGCTAATGACTAAACTGTCAGAACGTATAACGAAACTAGAAACTGAAAATCATATTCAGTTTAAAGAAATCTTTTACAGATTAAAACGGCTGGAGATGGTGTTGGTCGGTGGCATGGGTGCTGTTATGACAATGCTCATCACAGTTTTATTTCAAATACATTAATTTAACACCGGGGGGCGCATGCTTGGTTTTGGGGTTGGTGAGGCCATCGCAGCTGCGGCGGCTTTTAAAAGTGCTGTGGACGCGATTAAGTCTACTATAGGCAGCGCAAAGGACGTTCGCGATATTGCGTCTAGTATCGATCAGCTGCTAGACGGCAAGGCTAGGATCGATCGTGCAAAGAAACACAAAGCGCCGCCGGGATCGTTTAGCATTAAATCAATCGCGTCAGATACGATAAGTGCAAAGCTTGCCGAGGAAGAGCTTTATAACATCTCTGTTTTAATAGACCAGAGGTTTGGACATGGCACGTTTCGTGGAATTCAGGAAGAACGAAAGAAACGCATCAAAGAATATAACGAGGCAGAGCGTAAACGACTAGCAGCAAAAGCAAAGCGTCGCAAAGAACTAATAAATGATCTTAAAATTTTTGCTTACATTATCGGCGGCAGCATTGTCGTTGTTGTGGCTATCATTATCTATATTACCTATTCAAACTAAGGGAGCGCACGATGATCGCATACATTATGACCTGGTTAAAAGGGTTCGGAAAACCGGAGCCGGTAGAAGTCTTAACGAATATTACTGCGTCTACATCAACCAAAAAGAGGGGCAGACCAAAGCTATCAAAGTCGGCAGCTGGCAAGACTGTCCAGAAAAAGAAAAGTAAATGACTCCGGAAAACCTGGATCGCTGGAAGATTATTCCCAGGCTAATGATGGTTATTATGACCGGTGTGTATATCCGCTGCATCGAGTGGGCCTTGAGCCAGCCAGATCTTACAACACAACAAGCAAGTCTTATATCCGTTGTAACCGGGGCCATGACCGGATCCCTTGCGGTGTTCCTATCAAAAGAATCAAAGAGCAAAGATGAGTAAAAAACTTTATGACAAGCTGACAAAGCGGCAGCAAAAAACAATGCAGAAACACTCTAAGCATCACACCAAAAAGCATATGCAAGCGATGACTAAAAGCATGGCGAATGATTCAATGACGTTCAGCCAGGCACACAAGGCAGCAATGAAAAAGGTCGGAGCATGATAGGCAGTATCGTGACCGCAGTGTCGGGTCTAGCGTCCAGCTGGATCGAGGGCAAGACTGCCATACAAAAAGCAAACGCGCAGATCAAAATGAAAGAGGCAACCGGCGAGATCGATTGGGATCTTGCAGCAATGCGCGCCTCGCAGTCATCTCTCAAAGACGAATGGTTGACTTTGCTTTTTAGTATTCCCCTGGTGCTCAGTTTTTGTGGGTCGTGGGGCAGAGAAATTGTAAAGGATGGTTTCCAGGCACTTAGCGAAATGCCGGAGTGGTATCAGCTGACAATCGGTGTAATTGTTAGCGCCAGCTTTGCCACCAGATCTGCATCTAAATTTATTAATATGAGGAAGAAGAAATGAAAAAGAATTTTGAAAGCTGCATGGTGATGCTGCTCGAGAACGAGGGCGGATATCAAGACGACGATCGGGATCCCGGCAATCACGGCGATGGCTACGGAAATCCAGGTTCGACTAACTGGGGAGTCACAGCGAAAGTTTACGCACAGTTTAGCGGTCAACCAGCGACCAGAGAGATTATGAAAGCGCTTAAAAAAGAAGACGTGTATCCGGTCTACAAAGAGTTGTATTGGGATCGCATCAAGGGTGACGAGCTACCAAGTGGAGTCGATTGGACGACGTTTGATTTCTGTGTAAATAGCGGTGTGTCCAGGGCAGCAAAAGCGCTGCAAGGAATTGTATCTGCAACCAAAGATGGAGCGATTGGGCCTAAGACAGTGGCAGCTGTAGAGCAGAAAGATTCTAAACAAATCATCGATGAGATGCACGATCTGCGGCAAGATTTTCTGGAGGGTTTATCGACGTTCAAACACTATGGTCGAGGCTGGACAACCAGGAACGCACACGTCAAAGACACTGCCCTGGATATGGTGTGATTGCCACAAAATTGCCACAAAATAGATGCAAACCCATGCAACTAGATGCAAATAGGAATCACTTTTGTTTGCATTAACTTGCATATATTTGCGTGTATTTGCACCAGTTTGCACTCGGAGTGAATTTTCAAGTCCTATCACCCGCACCAAAAATTTTCATATATTACAATAACTTACGCTGAAACAGCTGCATATTGCCACAAAAAATGCCACAAGCTTGTTTGACATTGTTGACTCATTGAGTCATTATCAATGCAATTACAATCAAGTTTCCTAAAGAATGTGGAGGTTCAATATGGAAAAAGTTATTGAGAGCAGCGGTGAGAAATCGCAACAACTAAAGCAGCTGTACGATCTGACAACAAATACAACAAGCATGGTCGTGCATACAAACAAGAATCAAAAAATAGTATTGTCACAAGCGCAGCTTGAATTGATCCG